GTTTGATCAGCAAATAATCCTTCTCCCAATGGTCAACCAGGTGGAGAAGGATTATTTGCTGATCAAACTGCTCTCACGGTAGACGGTGCTCAGTCAGACGAGGGTACTAGTCCACAGGATTTCGGATGGACAATGGGATACTTAACCGGCGATGATATGGCGCCAAATGGATTGCCAGTTACTCCAGGAGTTAGCTTTCCGTTTAATCCTAGTAAAGGAGATTATTGTTTACGGTTGGATTATTTCCCAAATCGTTTATTCAGATTCAGCGGAGCAAATTGGCTAGCCATCAGTGAAGATGTTCGTACTCCTTTAGATTGGGGTCCACAGAATGAAACACAACGTAGTTCTTTTGTCAACAACACTTATACTGTGCCAACATCAGACCAAGGCAACATTCCGTCTAGACAATCACTATCAGAATTACTTAAACCGCAAGCTGACAATGGCAATCAGGGCGGTAATTTGCCAGCTAAACCAAGACCTAAAGGGCGATAATGCAACAATATTTTTTCGATGGGCAAATACGTCGTTATCTAACACAATTTGCTCGTATGTTTTCAGGCTTCCAAGTAGAGTTTGGACGTAATGAAGCAGGTGCAGCAAACACAGGAGATACATTATATCGTGTTCCCGTTAGATACGGTGACAGCACACGACAAGTTCAAACTATTCTCCAGGATAACAGCGCCAGTAACATGCCATCCACACCTTTAATGACATTTTATATTACTGGACTAGATTTTGATCGTCCTCGTATGCAGAATCCAACATATGTTGATAATAAATCTATACGTCAACGCGAATATGATCAAGCCACTGGCACTTATGAAACTACACAAGGCAACGCATTTACTGTTGAGCGATACATGCCAGCACCGTACAAATTGTCAATTAATTTAGACATTTGGACCAGCAATACCAATCAAAAAATGCAATTGTTAGAACAAATTTTACCACTATTCAATCCCAGTTTAGAAATACAAAGTACAGATAATTTTTTAGATTGGACTAGTTTAAGTATAGTAGAACTAGCATCCACTGGATGGTCAAGCAGAAGTATTCCCCAGGGTACAGAAGATCCTATTGATATTTCTACCATTAAATTTGTGTTACCAGTATGGTTATCATTACCTGCTAAAGTTAAAAAATTAGGAGTTGTAGAAACCATTATTGCTTCAATTTATGATGGATCTGGTGATTTAATTAACGCCATTGCCGATAGTGATTTATTGTTAGGTACACGACAATACATTACTCCGTATGGATATCAAGTGGTATTAATTGGTAATAAATTACAAATTTTAGCCCGTTCTGCAATAGTCGACGAAAATAATGAACAACTAGCACCTCCTGACCCAGTTGAACCTAGCAATGTACTATGGACACCGGTTGTTAATATGTATGGTGTACTACGTCCTGGGATCAGTATAGTAGCATTGACCCAAGAAGATGGTAGTCAAGTGTATGGGCACGTAAGTTTTGATCCCACAAATGATCAATTTTTACTATTTGCAGTAATGCCAGAATCTATTCCTGCTAATACAATGTCGCCTGTAAGTTCAGTTATCAATCCTCGAGTCAGTGGACCAGGAGAGGGATTGCCCGCTGCTAGTATTGGTCAAAGATATTTGTTGACTGAATCTACCGGCAGCGATAATGGATATGCTCAAGCATGGGCAGGCACTACAGGTGAAATATTAGTAGCGTATCCTAATGATATTATACAATATGATGGATCACGCTGGGTAATTACTTTTGATTCGCAATCAAGTCCAGTAAATACACAATATGTTACTAACATCACAACAGAAATTCAATATCGCTGGACAGGATACAATTGGGTCAAGTCATACCAAGGGCAATATCCCGGAGGCCAATGGAGCCTTATAATTTAAAAACTGTTAACGCAGTTGGCATTTGGTTTTATAGTCAATCTACTAATCGCTATCTATATCTGCTAAGAAATGATGTTAAAAATCCTGACTCGTGGGGATTAGCAGGTGGAAAAATAGAATCAGGCGAAAGTATCATGGCTGCTATGGTTCGTGAGTGCGAAGAAGAATTAGGCTCAATGCCTGATTATATCAAGCTAATGCCTCTAGAAAAATTCACAAGTGCTGACAATGGATTTGTTTACAACACATTTTTTTGTATTGTAGCAGATGAATTTAAGCCTATTTTAAATGATGAACATTTAGGTTATGCTTGGATTGATTCTGGCACTTGGCCTAAACCGCTACACCCTGGACTATGGAGTACTGTAAATTTTGAAGCAGTACGCAGTAAGATAGCTATTATACAAACGCAACTTCAAACATCACAGTAAGTTACAAAATCTCTATTGGTCAGGGTTTTTGTATTTGAACATGATAGCCATTCATCTGGCATATTAAATTCATTTCCTACCATAATAAACATAGTGCCAGCGTATGCCTTTATGACATCTGTAATTTGTTTAACCCAGTTATCATGTCCCGCTGTCATTTCTTTACTGTAACCTATTAAATAAACTTCATTGTGTCCGTCAAATGCCGCGAGATAAATGGGCAATACTTCAGGGCACATATGTGGATGTTGAGGTATTAAATAAAATTCACCAGGTTTCTTTGTACAATTTTTAGCAGTAGTATAGACAATATTATTTTCTGTATACTTACTTTCTACTAATGGAATTAGCTTATCATAATCAGTATCTACAGTAAAATCTAATCTCATTTGTTTGGCTATTTCACTTGTGCCATACGTTTGAACTTTTAAACTTCCTAACAATCCACCACGATGTGTTGCCAGTATGCGATAGTCAAATCTTGCTTGATCATTGCTGCTACCTATGGCAACAGCACGGCCTGATAAATGTTGATTTACGATGGGATTTGCTATCCATTCACGTTTTTCGTGTTTTCTACCACCAGAAAATTTAGTTTCTGTGATTACAAATTCGCCTGGATAATCTCGTCTGTATCTAGCTTCCATATTATTGAATATACTCAACCCATGATAATGTTGCTTCATCCCAATAATATAAATTTCCATCAGTGGGATATGGAACTGGTGACGACCATATCCAAGTTGGTGCTGATATACTCCAGCTTGGATAAGGTTGCGGGGCATAAAATACATCATTTATGTCATCATATGTGTATCCTATGCCAGCATAATTTGCTCGTAGGGCTTTAGATTGGTCTGGTGCTGGCACTCTGGGATAAACATTTGGAATATAATAAATTCCACCTTCGGTATTATAACTGGTTTGCACCCAAAGTTCACCTGTTGATGAGTACGATGAAGATTGTTCTTCAGTAACTGACATTACTTCAGTTACTATGTTATTTTCTACTTTAGCGTAATATGGCATTTTAATTTCCGTATCTTTATGCTGTGTAAACAGTATTAGCCGTAAATCCCAGCACAATAGCTGTGCCTGTGTTGGCGTATGTATAAGTTCCACTTACATTACCATTACCCGGATAATTAGCGATAGGAATAGATATAACTACTACACCAGATCCGCCAGCACCGCCTGTGCCGTTGTTAGTTCCACCACCACCACCACCGGTGTTGACTGTGCCTGCTACTCCGGTATTTCCCCCGCCACCGTTACCGCCTGTGCTAGTTGTACTTGATCCAGCACCACCACCACCTGCTAACCAATAGTTGCCAGAAATTAATTGTCCCGCTGTTGAACCTGCTATGCCATTAATTACACCAACTCCACCTGATGCTGTACTTGCTCCATTGGCACCTACACCCCCTGCCCCACCACCGCCGCAGAATACTGCACTGGAGTTTGATCCACCATTAAAACCTTGGCCGGGAATTCCAGGACTTAATGCTCCAAACGAGGCATAGTTATTTTGACCACCTAACCCACCACCTGATCCTCCTACGTTTGCCCCTGGCCCAGCGCCGGATCCACCACCGCCTGATCCGCCAATTGCTGTGATTCGTGATAATGATCCTGATCCAAATGTACTATTTGATCCAGCTGTGCCAGCACCTGCTGATACACCACCTGCACCGCCTGCTCCTATGTTGGCAGTATAAGCAGTGCCTGGATTTAATGTGAATGCTGCAAAAGATACAACACCGCCTGCGCCACCACCACCACCTAAAAATGCCCCACCGCCACCGCCACCTGCTACTACAGCCACAGTTATATTATAAGCTACAGGACTACCTGCACTGGTATTGACATTTGCCCAAGCTCCGTTGACATATACTTCCATTGCATTTGATGTGTTACTGTATCTGATCATGCCATTGGCGCCGGTCGGCCGCTGTGCTGTATTACCCACATTTACTGTGATTGCACCGGTACTGTTTGCTGTAATATTTTGACTGTTATTGATATGTAATGCTGCTAATCCATTGGTTTGAAATTGTAGATTACCACTTGTATCTACTGTTTCAACTAACCCTGAACTGTTTGCGTTGATTATGACTGTCATGCTATGTTAGCCCATGTTGAATTTATATATCCTTCAAGTCTAGCTGTAGTAGTATTGTATCTAATCATACCATTTGCTGCTGGACTAGGACGTTGTGCTGTATTACCAACTGGAACTGTAAATGCGCCAGTACCGTTGAATGTTATGTTTTGACTGGTATTGATTGTTAATGCTGTGGTGCCATTTGTTTGAAGCGTGATATTACCAGTGGCATCTCCTGATTTGGTAAGAGTGCCTACTGTTGTGTCTGATTGTGCGTTTATACTTGATGCCATATTTTATGATTCAGAATTATAATATTACAGCAGTGATGACTTTTGTGCCGGTATCATTGTTAGTTTCAAGTGATTTGGCAAATACAGCCTGACCGTAACCGCAATCTCTACCAACACTGACAGCGTATCCTGCTACACTAGATGTTACTAAACTATCGCCTTTTTCAACAGGACCAGTTACTTTTACCGGAACACGACCGCGTAAGGCTACCGGAAGCCCTGTCTGTCCAGTGTTCATTAGATAAGCTGGATTTGTAGATATTGCTCCTGCTACTCGCTCGTCAGCCATTTCTGTTGTGATTGTAATTTCGTTGTCGCCGCCAAATATAACAACAGTCCCAGGCGCATATTCATCATCAGCCAAGTAATTTTCAGCCAAGTCAGCGTATTGTGCTGAAGTTGCTTTGGCAAATACTGTGTTGAAGTAAGTAGTGGCACTGCCAATATTACCTACACCGTTAGCGTTGGCATTGACAATATTACCGCCAGTGATGTTACCAGTTGATACTGTTAAACTTGTGCCTGTTAGTGCGGCACCTGTAACAGCACCAGTTGCTGATATTAAACCAACTGTGCGTAAGTTACCACCCTGTACGTTGCCAGTTGCAGTAAGTGATACAAATGTAGTACCTACAAATCCAGTACCAGCTGGTAAATATCCTGGGCTACCAAAAAATTGTCGCCAAAATGACGTCGGGGATCCGCCATCAGATATAAGCATGATATTTTGTTGATACTGCAATGATATAGGACCATCTGTGCCCGATGACCCAGTATATGAAAGATTAAGAGTACCATTCGCAAGATTTGATATTGATATTACTGTACCACTTGGAGCAGTCGTGGGTAGAGTAATTGTAATTCCCGCTACAGTAACAAGTATATTTGTTCCATAATTGGAAGAAGTTAATGTGGTATTTGCCGCAATAACTTGTTGGCCCAGTGTTTTTAACGGTATACCAGTTAATACTGAGCCATTGCCAATAAAGAAATTTCCTGTTACATTACCAGTAGCAGTTATTAGTCCAACTGTGCGTAAATTACCACCTTGTACGTTGCCAGTGGAACTTAACAAACCTCCGGTTAAAACATTACCAATTGTGGCGTTACCACTTACACCAAGACTGCCAGTTATGGAAGTAATGCCATCGGTAGTAATTTGTAAGCGAACTGCAGCACCAGTTTCATCGGCAATAGTAAATGAACCATTGGGACTAAACTGATTTCCGTAATTGGATATTGACCAGTTTCTCACTGAGTTTACCAATGATATTCTAGACATGACATTAGTGGATTGCGTTTGGCTTATATATCCACCAGATGTCGTTGTACCTCCGGTGGTTGTTGTACCTGTTACTGAGGTGCTTGAGCCTGTAATGACACCACCCACTACTGATGCTGCTGTGGTTGTACCTGTAACACTAGTTGAAGTAC